CCACCGACCACCGCGGCGCCGAAGTTACCCGAGCCCGCAATCGTGCTGTCCGACACGAAGGCCCGCGCCGGTGCGCCGGCCGCCGGCAGGGTCGCCGTTGTGTAGACAGACGCCTCGCCGAACTGGGTCTTCGCCGCCACCGTCAGAGCGTTCACTGCCTGAACGAGATTCTGCAGGTTCAGGACGATGTTCTGAACGCCGGCATTGGCTGCTTGATCGACGCCTGCCATCAGCCGAGCCGCCCATCTGGAGCCACGCGCATACGAAGACCGCCTAATCTCCAAAAAGACCCAAGATCGCCGCTGCCGACCGCCATCGAAGCCAGCCTACCACGAAAGCGCACGTTGAGAAATGACTGCCCGGTGGACTGCATCGGGTAGATCGGCGTCGTATAAGTCGTGCCGACGCTGTAGTCGGCATAGGTGAACTGGACGTTCACCGTCGCCGTCTGCGCGGCGCCCTGCATCCCCCACTTAAAGTCGGGGTAAACAAAATCGCAGAAGGCGAAGTCCTCGCCCTCGTTGAGCGCCCAATAGCCCGTCGAGAAACTCGACTGCATCTTAGCGCCATCGGCATCATTGGATATCTCGTGCTGGTAGATGAAGTCCGTTGCGGGATCGGCGCCGATAGGAGGGCCAAGGCCCGACTGATCGATCCAGGCCGAGCGGCCCAAGAGGCCGTAATCCCATGCCTGGAAGGCCGGCGTGTACTTCACATACGCGCTATTCTGCCCGTTGCCACCCTTGATCGGAAAATACCAGACGACCTCGCCGAACTGCGAATTGGCGGCCGCCCTGATCGAGGCGAGGTTCGTCGTGTCGAGCTGCTGGAACACGAAGTCCCACACCGTACAGGGAATCGCCGTGACGCTGCCGCCACCCGGCAGAGCGAAGAACGCCTTCTGGCTCATCCAATAGACCGTCGTTCCAAGCACGCAGGCCCCGAACTTAGCGATCATGCCGCAGCCGCTGGCGAGCTCGCTGAACGAGAACACGAGAGGGGAACCCACGAAGGTCATCGACCAGAGGTCGAGGTCGGTCCAGATCAGCGCGTACTGCGGACCCTGGAGGCCCCCGATGATTCTGGAGCCCCGCGATAACCGGAACGATCCCGCCAGGTTCGTCACCGAGGCCGTCCAGACGTCAAAATTGCCGGCGCTGCACCAGTTGATCAGGAGGGGGTCCTGGATGCCCAGCACGCTCGAGCCGTAGGCGACGATGATCTGCGCCGACATCGACACGAAGACTCCCGTGTTGACGGTCGGCGCCTCGGAGATCATCTGCGCGTTGAAGAGACCGGTCTGCGGCTGCCAGACGAAGATCGGCCCGTTGTTCGGACAGGCGACGAGGTAGCCGCCGAAGTTGTCGAGGGTGTAGTCGGTCACGACGATCGGTGTTCCGACGAACGGCGGAGGAGCGACGCCCGTCCCATAGCCGCCGCGCCCGTAGCCGCCGATCCCGTAGCCCGTGCCGAGCGAGAGCGGCCCTGGGGTGATGTAGTAGAGGATCTGAGCATTGCCGCCGTTCATGGAGACGGTCGTCGTGGCGTTGGCCTGATTGGCGGCGTTGATGACGAACACGCTGGAGCTGGTGACGCTGTTGACGGTGTAGAAGCCCAGCAGCGTCAGGCCGCTGACCGCGACGGGAATGACGATCGGAAAGGTGCTGCCGACGGAATAGCCGTGATTGGCGAGCGTGACGCTGACGGCCGAGGAGCCGCTCGCCGTGGTAAAGGTCGGCACGGCGCCGCCGTTAGTCACGGTGGAGGTAGCGAGGCTGGCGGCGACGATATCGTAGGAGTTGGCCGAGATCGCCTGAGATACGTCATACGCGCCCGACAGTACGATCCCGCCGATGCTGACCGGCGTGTTGAGGACGATGCGGTCATAGATCGTCCCGTTGCTGCCGTTATCGACGATCGTCACCGTCGTCGAGTTCATCGTCGTGGAAAAATTGACCGCGGGGTTGGTCGTGCGGCTCTGCGGCGTAATGTCGGTCAGCGCGCCTGCTGTGATGACGCCGAGCTGGTCCTGGGCTCCGACGCCGAGGTGCAGCACGCCGGACAGGTCCTCCCAGGCGTGCAGGGCGGTGACCAAAGAATTTATGGCGAAGGGGTAGAAGCGGGACCAACCTCCAAGCTTCTGGATGAGGCCAGTCGCCGGGTCCCACCGCGTGAGCTGCGTCGTCTGGAATGCAGCCTCATTCAGCGTAGGTGTTTGGTTAAACGCTACTCCCGGCGTAAAGCGAACCGTCGAGGTCGGCATCAGGTCCTCGGCGGGTTAAGCGGATTGGGAATCTGAGACGCCCATCCTGTTGAATAGTAGCGCCGCATCGCGTCTTCGGTAGACGCCGAATCGCGAAGCGCGGCGTACTGCTGCTCGTAGGACATCGCCGACTTGGGGTCGTCAGCCATCGCCCCGAAGTTGAGCTTGAACGCCGACATCTGGATCATGGCCGCCATCATGAACAGATCGGGAAGATAGGTCGCAATCCAGTTCGTCGCGTTCGTCGCCGACAGTGGCGTCGGCCGCACGGTGCCGATGATCTCCAGATTGTAGACGGCGTCGGGATATGGACCGAGGCGAATGGACTGGTCCGTCACCATGGCGAAGTACTGCGGGACGCCGACGACGCCTCCGGTCGCCGGCGATGTCCCATAAACAGCGTTCAAGAACGATAGGCTCTGAATCGTCAGCTGCGCGCGCGCCGCCTGGTTCGGATCGGTTACGCCGGACGGCGTGAGCACGTTGATGTCCTGGAGCACGTTGAAGATCGGATTGAGCGTCGACAGGTCCACCGTGCGCGAGCCGATCGTCGTCTGGAGCGTCGAGTTAATTGTCGTTGTGTTCAAAAGATTCAATTCTCTCGTGATCCTATCCGTCGCGTAGTCGATACAGGTCGGAAGGTTCGCGAGAAAATTCGGATCAGTCGGATTGAACTGCGCTTGGAGCGCTAGTTGAGCGACGAACGATGTGTACGTATAACTCATACCGGGAAGCTCTGCGCCAGAACGAACAACGCCGCCATCTGCGCGCCAGTGTAGCCAATCGCCGGCTCGAGGAACCCCGTGATAAAGGGATCGGTGATCGTCATGCGATAGGCGTGATACCAGGCGATGTTATACTGGTTAGTCTGATCACCCGGGAGCGATCCAAACGCCAGCACCAGCACACTCTGATTCGCCATGGCCGCAAAAAGCTGGCGCATCGAGCAGGTCGACGATCCTCCGCCGCTCGTCGTCAGGAGGTTGGCGATCTGCGACGTCGTGCAGCTCACGCCGATCCACGGCGTGACGAGCGGGTTCGGACCGGGTTGATAGAGCCACACGAGCTCGGCGCCGCTGAGCGCGATAGCCGGAGGGAGGTTGTTGAGCGTGGTGCCGGTCATCAGAGCCCAGACGGGTTGGTGGGCATGAGCATAACCGTCACGCCGTCGGGCATCAACATCTGGGCGCCGTCGGCCGCCCACGGCTTCCTGGGCGGCGAGCCGAACGGCGGCGCGTAAACCGTCGGCTGCTGCATGACGTTGGATTCATCATAACCGAAGCCGGTCACGGTGAACGGCTCGGGCCGCGCATTCATGATCGGCAGCGGGTCGGCGGTAACGGGCTTGGCGCCCTTCTGTCTTTGTGGTTGATCGTAACACCGACTGCAGACCAAAATCCTAAGATTCTGTAAGCGAAGCCCGCTCCAATCATACTGCCAGGTCAACTTGTGGTGGTTCGTCGGGATGCCACAGCGGTCGCATACCCCAGCCGCTCTTGGATCGCGAGCGCTTACCCTGACCCTTGCATGCGGACGCCAGGCCACAAACTCATCTCCACAGGCTCGACGTATCCGGTTGGATCATCAGAGGGACCGCCTCCGTATATTGGCTGAAGAACACGTTAAACGCCTTCTGGGCGTCGCCCTCCCTAAGCTGAACCAGCTCAGGCTTGTCCGACTTGTAGATCACGGCCAGCCGATACGCCAGCCCCGCGACATACGCATCGAACCCGAGGTAGGGAATCTGCGGATTGAGGGCATTAGCGGCGACCGCATCCTGGGTTTGCGAAAACCTATAATAGCTGAGCGTCGGCTCGCTGCCATCCGGCACGGGCCACAGCGTGAAGGTCGGCGCGATCAGCCGATCAAACCAATAGACGGTCGGCGAGCCCTGCTGGAGCTTATCGGGCACGCTGGCGTATTCCGTCCGGCTCCACGGCGTGATGATACGGTCAGAGTTCGTTCCGTCGCCGTTCGGAATCGAGATGTAGACGTCGAGCATCATAACGGTCGTCGCCGGCACGGTGTAGGTTCCCTGACCCTGCACGAGGCTGACAGTCTGGAGATCCACGGTCCAAAGCAGCGGGCCGAGATTCGCCCATTGCACCTGCAAGAGGTTCGTCTCGTTCTTGGCGTCGGCGAAGTGCTCGGTGACGAGCTCGGCGCGCTTGATGCCGATGCGCCGGTAAGCCGCGACCATCAATTCGCCGGTCGAGGGGAAGAAGCTGAACGTGTTGCTCGTCACCATGAAACGCTCACTTCCTCATCCCGCGATCATAGCACGCCAAGACGAAGGCAACATTGAAGAGCAGCCAAATGGCGATCCACTGAACCACAACCTTACCTTCCGGGCTGATAGATAACGCTCCACTTGGACGGCCTGTTCACGGGATAGAGGCCCATGTAGGTCAGCGGGAGCTTGGTGAAGCCGTTGGCGAAGGCCGCCGAGGCGGGGTCGAAGCCGAGGCGCGCGGGCCGCGGGCCGATCTCGGTCCACGCTGAGGGATCGAGCAGGATCGGATTCTGGTCCGCGAATTCGTTGGTCCAGTCGGCATACTGCTTGTAAGA